ACCATTTGAAATATTGTTTTTTGAAGTAGGAGCTGAGATATTAAAAAATGTAAAAGGATTCATATCAGCTAATCCAAAGAAATCAGTTCGTAATATGATTAAGAATTTAGATAAAGCTATCAAGACAGTTCAAAGTGGTGGTGATGTAAAAAAATTAAGTAGATTAAAAACACAATTAGACAGATTGGAAGCTATTGGTGGAACAAAAGCCATTGTTCCAAGTGAAGGGTTGGTGTTTAAGTATAAAGGAAAAACCTATAAATTTACAGGTGCATTTGCTCCTGTTAATCAAATTACAGGTTTAATTTATTTTTAGATATTTATATATACAAAATAAAGAGGTGTTATGGGAAAACAGAGTAAAAATTTATCAAGAGTTCAAGATATGTTGGATGGTAATTTTAAGAATAAAATCCAAGTTGGATATTCTAAAAATGAAAAACAACGAAAAATTGGTGATAGATGGACAGATTCTGATGGTAAAGAATGGGAACAACGAGATGGGTATTATACTAGTGTAAAAAAAACACCATCAGTTGGTATGTTTTCTAAACAATGTAAAGATTGTAAGAAAAATTGTAGTCCAAAAACAGGAAAACCATGGGATTATGATGTTTGGAAAGCAGATGGTAGATGTTATTATTGTCAAATAGATTATGAAGCTATGTTAAAAACAGGTAAAAATCAATTAAAATGGTTTGCTTATAGAAGACTAAAAGATTTAAAGAATATGGAAGCCATTGAAAAAGAAATGATTCAATGGGTAGATGAATTTACAAAGATGAGAAAAGAAAAAGTTTTTGATGATTCGGTAGCCAATGCTATGGCTAACGATAATGTCGAAATGTCAATAAAGAAAAACACATAATAGGAGAAATACTATGGATTGGATTATTGCAAATTGGGAATGGGTAATGTTAGGATTTTATACATTAGAAAAAATCGTAAAATTATCACCAAGTAAAAAAGACGATATCATTTTTGATACAGTTCTTAAACCAATATGGGATAAATTACCTTTTGGTAAGTAGTTATGTTTAGCAAAATCAAAAAATATGTAGTAGGATTTTTTGTTTTAGCTGGAGGTATTCTCTTTGCTTTTTTAAGTGGTAAAAGTGCTGGTAGAAAACAAGAAAAACTTGGTGGATTAAAGAAAAAAATAAAAAATACACAAAAATCTATCAAAAATTCAGAAAAACTACAAAAAAATGTAAAAAAATCACTAAAAAGTAAAGAAAAAGCCTTAAAAGAGATAAAAAACAAGAAAAAAGTACAAACAAAAAAGAAATCTGCTAAAAAAGCTCGTAGTAGACTAAAAAACATAGGAAAAGGTAAGAAATAATGAGTAAATTACTATTAATATTGTTAATATTTTCATTTTTAATACCTCAAGAGCCTTGTGTTGGTACTTGTTACACCGAAGAAGAAGAACAAAATATAGAATTACATATTACGGAACTTGAAACTAAACTTGAATTGAATTATAAAGAAATTATGTTGTTAAATTCTATGATTAAAGATTATAAATTAACTGATAGTTTAAATGTATCATTAATTAATGACTATAAACAACAATTAGTCTTTAAAGAAGAAATGATTGATTTAGTTAAACCAAAATGGTATGATAATAAATATTTGTGGTTCTTTGGAGGAGTTATATTAACATCAGGAGCAGTATATTTAGCAGGGCAAATTAACTAATGGCACAAGATTTTAAACAGATAATAGCAAGAGAGTATTTGAAGTGTGTTCAAGATCCAGTACACTTTATGAAAAAATACTGCGTTATCCAACACCCTAAAAAAGGTAAAATGAAGTTTGATTTATATCCATTTCAAGAAAAATGTTTGACGGAGTTTAAAGATAACCGTTATAACATTATATTGAAAGCTCGTCAATTAGGTATTTCAACCTTATCAGCTGGATATGCTTTATGGATGATGTTATTTCAAAATGATAAAAATATTCTTGTTATTGCTACTGGTAAAGATGTGGCTAAAAACCTTGTAACAAAAGTTAGAGTTATGTATGAAAATTTACCACAATGGTTAAAAACAAATACCGAAGAAATAAATAAATTGTCATTGAGATTTGCAAATGGTTCACAGATAAAAGCTATTGCTTCAAATGAATCTGCTGGTCGTTCAGAAGCATTGTCTTTGTTACTAATTGATGAGGCTGCGTTTGTGGATAGAATAGATGAGATATGGACAGCTGCTCAACAGACAATATCTACTGGTGGTGATGCTATAGTTCTTTCTACACCTAATGGTGTGGGTAATTGGTTTCACAAACAATGGGTTGGTGCTGAAGATGGTTCAAATGAATTTAATACAATAAGATTACATTGGAGTGACCATCCTGATAGAGACCAAACTTGGAGAGATGAGCAAGATAAAGTATTAGGTCCTTCACAAGCTGCTCAAGAATGTGATACTGACTTCCTTACTTCTGGTGAATCTGTAGTTGATCCAAAAATATTAACTTGGTATCAAGAAAATATGGTTAAAGCTCCAATTTTACAAGAAGGTATAGATAGAAATTTATGGGTTTGGGAACAACCTGATTATACAAAAGATTATATAGTAGTTGCTGATGTGGCTCGTGGTGATGGTAGTGATTTCTCAGCTTGTCAAGTGTTTGAAGTTGAGGATATGAAACAGTGTGCTGAATATAAAGGTAAATTATCAACTTCAGATTATGGGCATTTTCTTATAGACTTGGCTACTAAATATAATGACGCTTTACTTGTAGTTGAGAACAACAATATTGGTTGGGCTACACTACAAACAATTATAGATAGGGGATATAAAAATTTATTTTACCAATCAAAAGATTTAAAATATGTTGATACTGAAAATCAAATGAATACTAATAAGTATAGAGTTCAAGATAGAAATATGGTAGCTGGATTTTCAACGACAATGAAAACAAAACCATTAATTATAGCAAAAATGGAAGAATATACAAGAGAAAAATTAGTTAAACTTTACTCTAATAGATTATTAGATGAACTTTTTGTTTACATTTATCGTAACTCTAAAACAGAAGCTATGGCTGGATATAACGATGATTTGGTAATGTCATTTGCTTTAGCTCTTTGGATTAGAGATACTGCTTTGAGAATACAAAAAGATAAAAATCAAACTCAATGGAAAATGATGGATTCTATATTAAAAAATAATGGTAATAAAGAACAATTATCGGCTGGATTTCAAAAAGGAACTCCAGGACAACCGAATAAGAATCCATATGAAGTAGATATGGGTGGTGATGAAAAAGAAGATTTAACTTGGTTATTAGGATAAACAATAAGAGGGAATTATGGCAGACGAAAATATAT